ATACCTTTCCAATCAAGCTCAGACTTCTCTTGATTCTTTTTACGATTGGCTTTATAATAAGGGAATTCTTTCTTCCGCCAATTATTAGTATTATCACATGCAATAATAATCTCACCATATTCACGTGAGAACTTTTGATTAAAGGAACGAATAGCATTGAGGACCATATGGCGGACCATATTTTCCTCAAGTTGCGCATTAGTATGGTTACCCAATTGCATCATTAGGTTTGAGATCATAACTTGGTTGAGATCAATAATGATCATGATATATTTAGAGCTTAGCTCTTCTCCTGTTGAATTTCAAACATAGATAATATTACATCATTTCTTAAATTAAGTACATTGTTATTTTCTTCTTGTGAAAAAACATTTTCTGCAATTAATTGAAATGGGTGATCTATGCGATAATGTCTAAGCATAATAGATCTTAATGACTCTACAAGAAAAGCACCATCTTTAACGTTATTAATCTCGCCTGTTTCCTCATCATCAATAAAATCAAATCCAGCGGCAGACATATGATTAAAAATCATGGGCACAATAGTTGATAATACTTCCTGCACATGTAAATGCTTTATAGTATCTACTCTTTCAATAATATCATCTACATCTTTTGGGGCTTCTCTTGTTTTCCCAGGAAATTGGATAATATTATTTTTATTTAACCCTATTACATTGTCCATATAATTTCCTTATGAAGGATTTCATTTGATATTTATATCAAGTAGTTTTATAGACCCACATAGGTTTAGGAAATTCTCTAGGTTCATTAAGCAAACTTCTGATAAGGGCCGACCATTGGTGTTTTCTACCTTCCCAATTGTAGAAACCATCAACATATGATTTTTGAAAATCTAATTTATTTTTTGTATGTGGATCATTAATACTGTTGATAGCATCAGCAAGTATCATATGAAAAACTCCGGCATGAGCGGACATATTTTCATTCCATTGGTACATATAAGACCAATTTGCAGATGTTTCCGGTAAAGCAGCAAAGTTTGGATGCACACAAATAAGTCCAGCACTCATAGCTTCCAAGAGACAGATACAGGATGTCTCTGGCCAAATAGAAGGATATGCAAATATATGTGCAGCTTTAAGGGCTTCTCTTAATTCTTCGTTACTAACAGTCCCATGATAGTTAATCTTGGGATTTTCCTTACAACGATTAAAGAGTTCTTCATATTGTTTATCTCTTTCTTCCCAACCATAAAGTTTAAAAGATGAGTAAACATCTAACTCAATATTATCAAATTCTTCACAAAGCTTTTCAAAAACTGGAACAAGAATCTGAAGACCACGATGTGGTGTAGGAGTATAAATTAATTTAATCTTATCTGTTGGTTTTTCATGGCGCTCAATGGGAGTGATTGCATTCTGCATGACAACACACTTTGACCATGGGATATTATAATGATTAATATATGCTTGCATCTGCCAATTAGAGACGAACACGATCTTATGGAATCGATCGTGCCCGCCATTCTTAAGATGTTCTGATTCAGGATCACCAGGAAGATCATGCTGCCAAAGAATTCGAACCTTAGTTTCATCAAGGTCACGAACCCGCGACGGAATAATTTGACACTGTTCAAGCAACTCTGCGTCTAAACTTGAGTATAGACGCTCGAGCATGAGTTCAGTGCCACCCTTAGCATTCTTTGATAGTTCATTCACTTCCATAATATATTAATCCTTTTTATTGATCTTTTTCGAACTTAACACGTGCTTGACGATCCATGAACTTGTGTCTCATGGATTTTGCACCAAAATATTCTCTAACGAGTTCTAATACAACTAACTTATTGAATGGTTTACATGAGAAAACGTCGAGATACATTGCGTTTCCTCCCTCTAAATCATCAGGCACAAAGTGTGCGCAAATGTTAGAAGTTTCAATCAACTGCACAAGGGTGTATCCTGCCTTGTTTCCACTACCAAATCTAACGATCTGTGGTTCACCATAAGCAACCATGTCAATATCCTTAACAAGTTGCTTAGTAAAATTAAAAATTGTATCATGATCATCAACAGCTGTAGCATCAAGATCAGCTGCGTCTACAATTAGATGATAACCCCAATATGCCATGTCATTTGAACTCCTATAAATGAAAAAAGAAAGCTCTTCGATTAGAAGAGCTCTATTATTTATTCGTATCCTTCGATGTACTGTGCACTAAGGATATTCTCTAGACGGAATGAACGCCATCCAAGATCATTGATAGACCATACAGGAAGAACATCAGGATTTTCCTTACGATGTGTCTCAGCTGCTTCAAGGTCTTCATTCTTCATCTGTGGTGGCATACGAGAAGGATTCAACGTTGCACGCATTGTGCGAAGTGAACCATCAACTTTAGTAAAAGTAATATCAACAGCTCCTCGTTGAAGGAGTTTTACCATTTCTTCACGATCAGTAACCATTATTTTTCCTCATTCAAAAGTTTACGGGTGTCATTTAATTCTTCAGTAAGAATCTTATTTAACTCTGTGAATCCACCAATATGGAAACCATCAATAACAACGACTGGAAAAGTCCTAGCATTAGGAAACTTTTCCAGTAATTGTTCTCTGGTATAATCTACACCAAGTTTATATTCTGTAAACAGTTTATTTCGTGTACTGAGTAGTGTCTTTGCAGAGTTGCAGTATGTACAATTATCTTTACTATAGATCTCAATCAAGTCGCTCTCTCCAATATTCTAGAACATCTGCCCAGATAGTAGGATCATATCCGGCAATAATCATGTATTCTTCAACGAGGATTTCAAGTTCGCTCTTCATTATATATCTCCTGTGAAAGAGAGGCTGCTTACGCAGCCTCCGCCATTTCAATAGCAACTTCGAGAGCTTGAGTCTTGAGGTTGCGGTTGGTGCCAAACCATGATGAGGCAAGGCGAGTATCCTGATTACGACCCATGACGTGGTCAGTCATGAATGTAACTGTGTTGAAAGCCTGCCACCAAGTTCCCTGAGCATACTCTGCACCAGGCTGTTGATCTAGAACCTCAAGAGCAATACCAGCATTCTTGGAAAGCTCTTTCTTGGTGTTGTCAGTCGCACCAGTCACAGGGAAGATACGCTTGAAGTAGTCGACGATCGACTCGTCATTGAACTTCTTGGAACCAAGGAAGCCGGCCATTTCTTTATACTTAGCCAACTTGTCAGCAGCGATACCAAGCATCAGCTTGGTGTTCTCAGGATCGAACTTGGTACGATGTGAGATCTTAGCCATACGCTCGACTGCAGTGTTGAGTGAGAGCGTCAGAGTGTTGTTACACACCACACGGATGGGAGTGAAACGAACGTCAGTAGAGAAACCATACTTGTGGAAGTTAGAGAACAAGAGGTAGGACTCAACAACGTCACCCTTGAACAGTTCAAAGGATTCCTTGACCTTAGCAAGACCCCAAACGATCTGGCCATCACGGAGAGAACCAGCGGTATGCATTTCCATGTCACCAGAAAGAATAAAGTCATTGAAGAACTCGAAAGCTTCTTGATTCTGGACTTCATTCCAGTCATCAGACACAACGTCGATGACCTTGTTATCAAGGCTGCGGACGAGAGCAGAGCGACCGACAGGAACTTTCTTGCCAGCGATCTCGGCGTAGGCCGGAACCTTAGAGACTGACCAGTCAAGGCCAGCAGCCTCGAGCATCTGGACAGGAGTCAGATCGGCAGGAACCTTGGTACCAAGACCATGCCATGGGGTTTCACCGGCATAAGCCATTTGGGCCTTACCGTTCATCATCTCAATCATATGTGCCATTTGAATTACTCCAGTTTGAAGGGGTTAGTGTCTGTATTCAACTTACTATCTGATACTATCAAGCTTTTTGTCGTTTGTAAACAGCCAAATGCTATTTTTTATAAAAAAAATTAGTTTACTTTGCTGGTCAACATGATAATATATACATATGATCGGCTGGTACCGAAAATAACTGTGTACATTCCTGCCGTACTTGGTATAATAATCTTATGAGAGGTGATAATAATGGCTAGACGTCCTTCCTTAATCAAGCGTACCAAGGTCAAGAAACCGCGGGTCACAAAATCCGAGGCTTATCTCGTTAACCTAAAGTATATGGGTGAAGAACCCAATCTTAAAGGTGAGATTAACGAATCTCAATTGGGTAAAGCTCTCAACTGGTATAATACAATGGTCACGGTTGACGAGTGCAAAGAGTATACTCGCGACTGGCTCAAGACTAATAAACGTGATCGTGAAGCTAAGTTGATATCTAAAGTTCCTGACGCTTTTTTCCCTACAACTGTTGGTTCATTGACTCGTTTGATATCGCGTGGATGTACTCTTCAACTTTCTAACTATGCTTTCATTGAGAGCAAGTTGCAGGAAGCTTTCACACGTATTGTTGAGACTGACAAGCCTGAAGTTGTTGTAGAAAAAATCTCTATTCAAGATCGTATGCGTGAACGTGCACATGATATCATAGGTGAGATTGAAGGTATGATCGATGATACTGACTATGGTACCAAGAGTGACTTCAGTCTTTATGATTATCTCAAGTCAAACGAAGTTCCTGCTATGTATATGTCACGTATCGTAGAGAAATATATACCATGGCTCGGTGAGCTCATCGAAGCTCTTGATGGCAAGGATGATCAGCTTAAGGAAGCTTATGGCTACATGAAGAAAGCACAGATCAAGGAACGCATCCTGTTCTTCGATCGTCTTATCGAGGATGCTGAGAAGTATGGCAACGTTGCTAAGAAGACTCGTGCGCCTCGTAAGCCTCGTCCTGTCTCTCTTGAAAAGAAACTAAAGTCATTCAAGTTCCAAAAAGAGAACAACGAGTTTAAGGTTGCGTCTGTTAATCCCGAGAAGGTTATTGGTGCACAAGAGCTCTGGACGTTTAACACTAAGTACAAAACGGTTACAGTGTTCCGTGCACTTGATCGCGGTGGTCTTCAAGTCAAGGGTACTAGCATCATCAACTATGATGAGAAGACAAGCTCGACTCGAGGCACTGGACGTCAGACAGAAAAGATTGTACAAACCATCCTCAATGGTGGTAAAATCACGCTGCGTAAACTGATGGATGAGCTTAAAGGCAATCAATCACTGCAGTTCCGTATTAACGAGAATACAATCCTGTTGAAGGTGGTAGCGCTATGAACATCGTGAACGAATGCAAAATGTTTACTCCCGAGCAACTCGAACTTATTGAAGAGAAATACAATGGTAAGTTTGTGTTTGAGAGTTGCATCAAGGGTAAGAATGGTTGGTGCAATTTTCCATCAGCTATTTTCTATAGTGAAGAAGCACATCCAGAAGGATCAAACTACTTTGCTATCTGGTTCAATGACTCAGGTCATGCTATGATCTCAAATGGTATCACTGCGACTGAACCATTCTACGGAATCATTGTTGACGACACTGCTTACTATAGCCGTTATCGTCACGACTATAAACAGTACGAAGGATTCTTCGTCGATGGTGGCCGCGACTACTCACGATTTGGTGGTGAACGATTCTATGAGATTAAGAGTTGCACATTTAAAGTAGAAAAAGATAAATTAGCTGTGTACAATAATACACATTAATAGTATAAATAATTATGCTGAGGTCGTTGAGGCGTATAGAATAAACGTTTCGGACGCGGGGGCAGTACCCGCCGCCTCCACCA